GCCCGTGCTAAGCGTTTAGCTTGTCCGGGAGTCAAAACAACCTCATCCTTGCTTTTATGTATCTCACAATGATAATTGTTATCATCTTCTGGTAAACTTAAAACAGTTGTATCAGCTTCTAGACAATTTCTATATGACACGTCAGCAACGCCCTTAATACCAGAAGCTGTATCTTTAAAACGACATATAAAATTTCTAATTACATCACTTTCATCTCTATCTTTTTTACAATCGACAGAACAACCTTTAGAATCTTTAAACGCTGCTGAGGTAATAGTGCCATTTTGTTTAATCATATTAGGATTCGGGGGAACTTTTCTGTAAAATTTTTCTTCATCATCAAAATTATCCATAAAATTCATCCACCATTTCTCTAATCTGTTCAAAATTTATAACCGATTCACATTCATTTCCTTCAAAATCAATGTGCAATACCGATACATGTCCATCATCATAACATTCAAACTCTAAATAACTACCATTATCTCGCTCATACTCAAGTTGAATACTACCCCTTCCCGTTGGAAAAACTTCAGGCTGATTTTCTAAACAAGCAAGCACACCTTTCACCTTTAAAATAAGAGAATTACTAAGTGGTTGTGCACCATAGCCATCCCAGTTTTCTTGTAATTCACTAAATGAACTTAACACATTAATATTATTGTACAAATCATTAGATATACTTAACTCATTACAATTTGAAGGTGTAGCTGATAACACAACATTACATGACACCGTATCATTACGGGTTATACTAGAGGGATTAGTAGGATTAGTCGCTATAGCAAACACGGCAGCTACATTACAAAAAAATAAACTTGTCATATTACCGCCTCCTCTTAAAATAAAACAATTCGCTTACCTCGAAAATACAGGCAGCTTGTTTTCTCCTTTCAAAGAACCATCAACATAAACCTTAGCTGTATACTCTCCTTCTGTCAGCACTACTGTGTTCCTTATATCAACAGCAAATTCAATAGGTGTAAACACAGAACCAGCAACGTTCATACTAGCACCAATTTCTATATCACTTGTTTGAAAAATAATATTTCCATCAGGTGCAATAACCTCAATTTTAAATGAATGACTTGTATTAGCTGAAAGATTTTCTATTGAACAGTAAAGCGAGAATGAATAGTTACCAGGTATAGCATATGGAATTATTGACGATAGAGGTCGAGAGATTGCCGGAGATAATTTACCATTAACTATGTTATTCTGTATAGAATCACAAAAAATAATTGATGTTCGTACATCCATAGTACTCAACTCCTTATAATATTTTAAGTATATTATAACATGTTTTCTAGTATTTGTACACAGCCACATAAGTAAATATTTTAATAATAAATAATATATTTTAAAATATTGTACGTATGCTGTTCTGTTTATTTGTTAAAAAGCCCTTATCTATACGCAAACAAAATCAGCCGCCTCAGACCCATAAAAGTCCGAGACGGCTGAAATTCTACCTACTTAATCTTCTTTGTAATCTCGTCGCTGAGCTTCTTGATGAAGTTCACGCCTGCAATGCCGGTCTCATAATATCCCCAATTTTTCAGCAGGGTATTAACTGCCTTTGCAGTACCTTTTCCGTATGTACCGTTCTTATCCATACCTACGTTGTGAAGCTTGACCGCCTTTGCAAGAATCAGCAACTCCTTGAGCGCAAGCACACCGTTTGTTTTGTTGCCCTGCTTGTAGCCTGTCTTGTCAAGCACTTTCGCACTTATCTTGCTCTGTTTCTTTGGTCTCAGGAAGCCTGCAATATGGTCATAAGTATGCTTGACCTTAGTGCAGGCTTTTCCGCTCCAGTTTTGGTCATACGAATAAAAATAACTCGTGTTGCCCTCACCGGTGCAGATTGCTATGTGACCCCAGCCGCCATTCAACGTGCCTGACCATATCGCTACATCACCCTTTTTCGGCACGAAACTTGGCGTGTTCTTTACCTTTGTGAAATTTGCTTTCAGCCAAGTGTTCTTGTCGAATAAATCCCAAAAGTGATGTGCGTCATACCAGAAATTCTTGATACCTGAGCCGAAGACCTCGTTGAAATATGCCGTTGCAAGGTCTACACATTGTTTGCCTGCTGCGCCGTCATAGTTAACAGCTACACCATTGTGCTTCTTGATAAACTCATCATATGTCATTTTCTATTCCTCACTTTCGTTTGTATCCACTTTGCTTTCAACTGTGATTTTCAGTTTGTGTACGATTTTCACCAAGAATGACGGCAATGGTATACCTATCACCGCAAGATTTTCAAGAATGGAAATACATTCGTTGATGATAAACCATATCGTCACGATCAGGCCGAAGTAAAAGCTGACGTTTACCTCAATGCCTATCTGTGAAAGTCCTGAGATAAAGAGCCAATCAAGCACGCCTGACACCGCCACTACAAATATGTAGCCGACCTTTTTGAAAAGCCCTTTAAGACCGACACGGCTTGACAACTCGCCCCTGTTCCATGCTTTCCACATACCTGTAATGTAGTCAATAATCATCACAAGTACCAGAATGACTATAGGTATCGCCATGACACGGAAATACGCTGACAGCCCTGCGGCTATTGCTGAAATGATGATTTTTGCTGTGTTTTCTTTCATTGCTGTTCCTCGCTTTCGTATGTTTGTCCCGTGATTTCCTCGTACTGCTCAGGGGTTATCTTGCAAAGTCTTTGACCTGTTCAGCGGTGTACAGTCCTAAATCGTACAACCTCTTGACTTTCCTATACATTGTCGTCACTCTCCTCAATCAGCGTGTCGGTCATCAGTGCAGTATATAGCACCTGTGCTTCCAACTCATCGACCTTTGTAGCCTTCTTTGGTTGGAAGTCTTCTTGGGATAATCCTAACTTCTCAACCATCTTTTTCTGCAACTCTGTCATGTTGCACCTCCCACTTCACTCAGTTTCACAACATACTCTTCCTCACTTGGTACCGGTATTCTGTAATTGTCATTACCACCCTTGAACGTGATTGAACCGCCTGCCTCTACCTCTATATTTCTCAGGAAGTCATCTGGTATTAATGATGATATATCTGTTACTATAGGTTCTGCCAGCTCGTAATACAGGATTACGCCTGACATTGCCTGCTTAAAGGCATCAACATCGGTATATGACATATCGTTGATATAGACATACCCATCAGCGTTTGCATCGGCTGATATGCCTGTTACATCGGTTTTACCCCAAACCTCGTTTTGCGTTTTTGTTAAATATTTTGAACACAGGAAATTTGGCAAAATGGTGTAATTCTTTGTCAGCTTCTGCCCTTTAACCTGCGACGTTTGAAAACTTACTCTTTCACCGTCGCCTGCAACCCATTGTACTGTTCCTAAATCAACGCTGCCAACACATTGAACATATTTTTTATTCTCATAATCAACATAGTTCTTAGCCGTTCCTGCCGACCAGCCGTAGCCAGGTAGAGCTTTGATTGCTTCGGGGATAGGGCAGGCGGTATCACCCAC